ATCCTGCGGTCGGCAGCATCCTGATCGACATCGACAGTCCCGGCGGTAGTGTCTATGGCGTGGCCGAACTGGCCGACGAGATCGCTGCGGCCCGTAGCCAGAAACCGGTGGTGGCGATCGCCAACAGTCTCGCCGCTTCCGCTGCCTACTGGATAGGTGCGCAGGCCTCCGAACTGTATGTCACACCCGGTGGCGAGGTGGGCAGTATCGGCGTGTGGCAGGCGCACTTTGATTATTCCGAAGCGATGTCTCGCGATGGCGTAAAGCCCACGCTGATTTCGGCGGGCAAATTCAAGGTCGAAGGCAATCCCTACGCACCACTGGATGACGAGGCACGCTCGTTCCTGCAATCGCGCACCGACGATTACTACGCTGCCTTCACCAAGGCCGTCGCAAAGGGACGTGGTGTCGCCATCTCGCAGGTGCGGGAGGGTATGGGACAAGGGCGTGTATTGGGTGCCGATGCTGCACTAGCCAAGAACATGGTTGATGGCATCAGCACCTTTTCCGATGTCCTCAAAAAAATGCAGCGTGATGCAAAGTCATCGAAGCCAAAGGCATCCCGCCTCGCCATCGCCCGCCGCGAACTGGAAATTCTGTAGCAAACCCGCGAGTAATCGCACCTCAAATCTGACCGCCCTCGTGGCGGTTTTTTATTGCCCGCCTCGTGCGGGTTTTTTATTTGGAGAACCCAAGCATGAGCAAACAACTACGAGCGTTGCAGGCACGCAAGAGTGCGCTGGTCAAAGAGGCCCGCGCACTGACTGATCTAGCGGCAACCGAATCCCGCGACATGACCGATGCCGAGGTCACCGCATTCGATGCGCTACGCGGGAAAATCGATGCGGCCTCGGCATCCATCGACCGCGAAGCGACACTGATCGCCGAAGAAGCACGGTTGTCGGCAAGCAACGCACTCGGGGTGGTGGTCACCGACAACCGCGAACTGGACCCCAAGCGCGGCTTCGCTAGCATCGGCGAATTCATGCAGGCAGTGTATCTGTCGCAGAAACCCGGCAAGTCGATGGATGAACGCCTGTTCATAGGTGCTGCAGCACCGACCAGCTTTGGTAATGAAAGCTCCGGTCAGGATGGCGGATTTTTGGTGCCGCCCGATTTTTCCAAGGAAATTTTCCGGCTGAGTCTGGGCGAGGATTCGCTGATGCCGCTGACCGACAACGTCGAGATCACAGCAAACAGCATGGCCTTCCCCAAGGATGAAACCACGCCATGGGGTACCAACGGCATTCGTGCCTACTGGCAAGGCGAAGCAGCGGCTGCCAATGCCACCAAACCGGTGATGGGTCTGGCCACATTGCGGCTCAAAAAACTGATGGCACTGGTGCCGACCACCGACGAGTTGCTGGACGATGCCAGTGCCCTGACCAGCTACCTGCCGGACAAGGTCGCCACCTCAATCCGCTGGAAGACCAACGAATCCATCCTGTTCGGTGCAGGCAACGGCATCCCCATCGGTTGCATGAACGCCGGTGCCGTGGTGACGGTCGCGAAGGAATCCGGTCAGGCCACACAAACACTGGTGCCGCAGAATCTGGCCAAGATGATCGCGCGCCTGCCACCCGGTTCGTTCGGCAACGCGGTGTGGATCATCAACAACGATGTGCTGCCCGCGCTGTTCACGCTGTCGCTTGGCAACTACCCGATCTACCTGCCCAATGGTCTGACGGTCGGTGGTATCCAGGTCTCACCTTACGGCACCTTGCTGGGTCGTCCGGTGATCGTGTCGCAGCACGCCAACACCTTCTCGTCGCAAGGTGACGTGATGCTGGTGGACCTGTCGTACTACCAGACCATCACAAAGGCCGGTGGCTTGCAAACGGCGACCTCGATGCATCTGTATTTCGATGCCGATCTGACCGCATTCCGCACCACCTTCCGCATGGATGGACAGTCGAAGATCGCCAGCGCGATCGATCCTGCCAAGGGCAGTAGCAAGCTGTCGCCGTTCATCCAGCTGGCAGCACGCTAATCGTTAAACCTCTACCGGGCGGGACGTGTTCCCGCCTGAACTTTTACAGGAGATTCCAATATGTTTCCCAACGCAAAAGGCAGCGAACTGCTGTCCATCCTCGCCACCGTCGATCCGGTCAGTCAGGCAGCTGGTACCGTCACCACCGGCTGGATTTCGGTGGCAAATTTCCATGCCCTCATGGCCATTCTTGAAACCGGTGCGCTGGGCGTAGCAGGCACGGTGGACGCAAAACTGCAGCAGGCACTGGATGCCGCCGGTACCGGGGTGAAGGACATCACCGGTCGTGCCATCGTGCAATTCACCCAGGTGGGCGGTGGCAGTGCCAAGCAGGCTCTCCTCAATCTGAAACCCGAAGATCTGGATATCGCCAATGGCTATGGATTCGTCCGCCTGTCGATCACGGTCGGTGTTGCCGCCAGTGTCGTGGCAGCGCAAATCATCGGCCTCAATCCGCGTTATGCCGATGCGGATGCCTTCAACCAATTGGCTGTAACGCAGATCATCTACTGATAACGGAGACAACTCATGACCCGTCACATTCGCTTCACCGAAAACTTCCACGCCGTCGATGGCGCGGGCAACAGCAGCATCAAATACCGCGCCGGAGAAACTTATCCGGCGACAGAGGAAACAGAACGTCTGACTGCCAGCGGCATCGCGGAAGCGGTTGAGATTGCCGACGAGCCCACTCCTGCGACCGATGCGATTGATGCGCCCACCGCTGATCCCGCATCTGCCGATACCCCCGTGAGCTAACCCATGCCGTTGCAACTCGTCACCCCTCCCGCACTGGAGCCGGTCACCCTCAGTGAAGCGCGCCTCCACCTGCGGGTGGACACGGCGGACGACGATCCACTGATCAGTGCGCTAATTTCGGCAGCCAGGTTGCACGCTGAGATGCTGACTGCACGACAGTTTCTGCCCGCACGCTGGCGCTTGGTACTGGACCGTTTCACGCCGATGGTACTGCTCAACCGTTCACCGGTAGTGAGCGTAGTCAGTGTGCGATACCTGGACATGGGCGGTCTCTGGCAAATCATGCCCTCAACCGACTATGTCGTGGAATCCAGTTCCGAACCGGCACGTATCACACCCGCCTTCGGCAAGATTTGGCCACCCACCCTGCCGCAGATCGGCAGCGTGGAAATTCTGTTCGATGCTGGTTATGCCGATGCCACCAAGGTACCGGATGGCATCAAGCGCTGGATGTTGCTGCGTGTCGGCAGCCTGTACCAGCACCGCGAGGAAATGAGCGTGTTGCCTGCCGGGCGTATCGATCCGCTGCCGTTCGTGGATAGCCTGCTCGACCCATACCGGGTGGTGACCTTGCTATGAGCGTGCGTGTTTCAGCAGGACGTCTGGATCGCCGCATCACGCTCCAGCAAAAAACCATCACGCGCGGCAATCTGGGTGGTCATCAGGAAGTGTGGACGGATATTGCAACCGTGTGGGCGGAAGTGCGCGAGCTGTCCGGTCGGGAAATCTTCAATGCCAAGGCGGTCGGTAGTTCCGCTACCCGCATGATCACCTTGCGCCACCGAGCTGACGTGCATGCGGATCAGCGCGTGATGTTTTCCGATGGGCGCATCGCGCGTATCGAATGGCTGCGCCGCACCGAGCGCCACGAATATCTCGAACTATATTGCCTCGATCTCGATGACTGATCTCAAGATTAACGGACTCGCCGAATTGCAAAAGCTGCTCGACGAATTGCCTGCGCGAATCGAAGCGAATGTCGTGCGCGGCGGTGTACGTGCCGGAGCACGGGTGATTGCCGATGAGGCCAAACGTCTGTGCCCGATCGGCGGTGTAGAAAACAGTACCCGCGCAGGCGAACAGCCCGGCGCATTGCGTGATTCGATTCGGGTATCGGCCAAGTCGCAGCGAGGCCGTGTCACCGCCACCATCAAGGCCGGTGGCAAGAACGGTGTGTTTTACGCAGGCATGGTCGAGTACGGCACAGCGCGTCACCTGATCAAACCAAAGAATCGCAAAAGTCTGCTCCTTGCCGGTGTCGCGCGCGAAGCGGTCCAGCATCCCGGTGCCAAAAAGAAACCCTTCATGCGTCCGGCACTGGATGGCAAGGCTGCCGATGCGGTGGAAACCATGG